GTCCAAGGGTTGGCCGGGCGTCCCGGTAAGGATTCGTCTAAACTTGGCGTCTTGGCCCAAGCGAATGATTCCCCGCGTTCGCTTGGCTTGCGGATTCTTTATCAAATGGCTTTCGTCTACAACCATAAAAACGTCGCGATTCTTGACGAACGATTCCGCGACCTTTAACGCTTTCTTGGACGCCGAAGAAAAAGCTTCGACGTTCATAGCCATGACGGCCATGCGTTCCGACGCCAAGACGGCTTCGACGGCTTCGCGTTCGGCTTTCCGCATATCGGACGACCAAGCGGCGAAATCCGCCGGAACGCAATCGGGCCAAAGTTTCGTCATTTCGGAATCAATCCATTTGGTGTGTACCCCGGACGGGGCCAAGATAAGCATTCCGTTAATATGGCCTTTATACGCCAACCATGAAGCGTTCAAGATTGAAAGGGCCGACTTACCCGTCCCCATGTCCATGAACCAAGCATAAGCCCGCTTATTCCATGACGCCTTGAACCCCTCTTTTTGATGTTCGTAGGGTTCCCAATCCAATTTCCATTCGCCCGCCGTTTCGACGCGCCGGGTTGGAACCGTTCGGCAATGGTTGAAAAGGTCAAGGCCGGGAAGGTTCGGCCATTGTTGCCGAACGTAATCTAACGAAACCCCGCAAGGAATAAACCGGTAGTCGGAACCGACGAATTGGCCTTGGGCCGGAATCGCCCGAATTTTCGCCAAGTTTTCGTCGGATAGTTCAACAGTCAAAACCGCATATTGTCCACGTATCGAAATCATGTCTTTTCGCCCTATTCAGGAGTCTACGGGGACGCCCCGCCGATTTGAACGGTTCGGTTCCGGGAATGCACCCCAGAAGGCGACCGCGCCGCGCCCCGTACCGTTAGCATAACGGGAAGCCCGAAGGCTTCGTCGGGAAATCCGCTTATTGTTGACTAAGTTTACAGAATCCCCCGGCCATGTCAATCCCTTTTTTCTCTATAGTGTATATACAGAATTAACTCTTCTAAAAACTTCTTTTTTAGAAACGTGGATTCTTGCGCGTCGACATATATAAGTGTAGGTTGTTAAAAAAGTAAGAAATTAAAAAAAAGTTTTTTAGAAAGGTTAATTTGGCCTATACACTATATAGAAAAGTTATTCGGGCCGGGGGCGTGATTACGTGGTTGACGGCCGTTCTGAAAGGTGTAAACTATATCGACAAAAGACCGAAACTTAAAGGCATGGAACGCCAACAAATGACCGATGACCGCGTCGAATACATACGCACCCCCGACGACTTGCGGGCCGCCCTGATTAAATTAGGCTATACCCATGAGGAATTCGCCGCGTCGTTACGGGCTATCGGCCAAAGGGCCAGCCGTCAAGCGGTTTGGAAATGGCTTTCAGGTCGAAATAAGACGGGAATTCCCGGCTATGTCGGGCTATATTTGCATTCAAAACATAATCTCCATAGCGGTAACCTTTCCTAGTAGACCCTTAAGGTCTCCTACCCAGCCTTTGGCCCCGGTTGTTCGCCCTTCCGGGGCCGCTTTTTGCTTGTACAGCAAGAAAAAGGCCCAAGGCGTGGTTTCTATCGCCTTGGGCCTTGAAAGCCTTATGCGGGCCGTTTAGAAGTTGAAATCGACGCAATCTTCGCGGGCCGTCCAAGTCAATTCCGACCAACCCGGTTTAATGGCATGACACACTTGATTTTTATCGACGACGTAATGGAACCCGCTTGACGAATCGCGGGATAACAAAACGGGGTCGTCGATAACCACGTCGTGTGCAAAAACCATACTACAGTCGGGTAGAACCACGTCGCTGTAGGAATAAACCCGTTGGGCTTCGCATTGGATAGACGCGAATTCCCGGTCGCTTGAGTTGAAGAACGTAAACAGAATTTCGCCGTCGTCGCCAACAACGTCAATCGTTTGTTCTTCGTCGTCTGGGTCGGAACCTTCCACGTAGTCGGAGTTGTCCACGATTTCGGATTCTTCCAAGATTTCTTCGTCTTCGAATTCTTCGTGTTCCGTCAAGACCGCCATAATAAAACCCCCTTTAATTTGGTTCGTCGACAACGTGTTCCCGCATGGCGGAACCGTCGTCAACGGTTATGTTACCAAACGGGTGAAAGGTCGGTTTGAACAAACGGTCCAAGGCTTCGGGTATTATTACGCCCGCGTTCCCGGAAACGCCCCGTTCAATTATGACCGTTCCGCCCGTTGCGGATACGATTTCAATTTCACCGGCAGACATTATCCCGCCGCCTTTCGCCCTTATGGCCGATGGAATCCCGCTTAGGGGGACGGTAGAATCGATTCGGGCGCCTTGAACCGCGCCGTAATTGTCCGTCGCCAAATCGGAAATGATTAAAAGGTTCGGGTTCAATATGCGAACCTTACGGGACGCTTGGTTGGCCGTAAAAATGCAACCCCCAAGTAACCAAGGTAAAGCGATAGTCAAGACCAAAAGTTGTAACCGCTTATTCATTTTGTTTAACCCCTTTCGCGTCGATTCGGATTTCGCTAAGTCTAACTTGGCTTAAAATGCGCAGTAACAACGGGGTTGAATCGGCCGGGTTGTTGACTTTGATTTCCAAAGCAACTTTCAAAGCGTCGAAGAATTCGTCGGCCAAATCGGGGGCTTTAATCGGTTCGTTCGTAACCGGGTTGTTCAAAATAATATTGGGGTTGTTCCAATCGACCAAGATAACGGTAGGCCCGGTTACGGTTCGGAAATCGTATTGAACCGCCAATGGGGCTTTGTCTTGGGCGAATGAAGGGGCCGCAACGACGGTCAAGCCAATAACCAAAAGCCAAAGCGGTAGTTTTGACTTGGGAACCTTCAACTTTCCGCCGACGGTCAACGGTTGGGACGCCGTAATCCGGCCCCAAACGGCGACGGCGTCGTTTATCAGTTTCCAAGCGGCCAAAACCACGACGACGATATCGGCTTGGGTCCCTTGGTCAATATCTAGGCCAAGGAAGGCTACAAGCATAGCGACGACGGCTATGATATTCGAAATCGACGCCTTAATGGTCTTGGATTGAAGAATGGGTTTTGGTGGAGCGTTTTTCATAGTCTATTTCCTTTCCGGTTTCGTTTTTTATGCCTTGGGCGTAGGTTTCGGCCCTTGCTTCCAATGCTTTCTTGACGTGTTCCCAATCTACATACGACAAGGCCCGGAACCAACAACCGATAAACGGGACGCCCCGTTCCATCATGGCTTTAAGCGAGTCGTTCGCATAGTCACGAAGGGATTCGACGGAACCATGTTCCTGAAGTAACCGATAGGCCGTTACATGGTCGATTGAATTGATAATAAGGGCCGTATATTCCTTTCGCCGCATGGCGCAAAGGCGTTTAATTACGTGGGCCTTGACTTGTTCGCCCGAACGTTCCGCCGCGGCGTAGCCTTCAAGCGAAGTAATCAGTTTATCGAAAGCGTCAGCGACCATGCTTACCCCTGCTTTTCTGGAAACATAGTTTTCATGGCGGCATTGATTTCCGCCCAAGAATACGTCGTCCGGGGCGAAGGTTCCGCCGGGGCTTGAATATGAACCGCGTCTACTCTATCCCAAAAGTAACCCGCCGTAAGGCCAAGGGCGCGGGCTTCGGTCGCGTAGCATTCATAGCCCGCATGTTTGGCGGCCCAAATGGCTTGTCCTTTGGGCGATAACAAAAAGCAATCGACCGCTTGCCCCCATTGATGCCAACTTTGACCGGGTAGGGCGTTTGTCGCCCAACGCCCGGTTTGCGGGCCGACCGATTGGAGAATATAGGCCAAATAATCCGCGCCGTCGTTCTCAAGTTTTCGCGTCATACGTTGGATTTCTTGGGTTGGCCGACTTTGCCGCCATAACTTGGCTTGCGTCCAAGGCGTTCGAATGGTGTAGAAAGGCTTTAAGACGAAGCCTCTTTGTTGACAACGCGCCAAGACCATTTTTACGTGGTCTTTGAATTCGGGTTCTAGCAAATCAAGGTCGCGGGAATCTTCATATACTTTCAGCGTCACAGAATGAACCAAGCCCGCGATTCGGTTCATTTCGTCCAAGGCCGTTTCCGGCCCTTTCAACGCGACTTCGATTTGGCCGCTTTGCATAGTCTTTGTAAGCATGGTTCGGGTTCCTTCGGTTAATATAATTTACGGCTTTTCGGCTATTCGTTTAATGTTTTTTTCAACCGCCGTAAATTTTTCAAGGATGACCGCTTGGGTTTTTTCCACGTCGGCGACGGATTGTTTAATGGATTCCGTATCGGCGGAATGGCGTTCAATCCAACGGCTATGGCGTGTAATATCCGCTTTATTTTGGTCGGCTTGAAACGCCGTTTGACCAAACCAAAGGATAGCCAAGCAAAGCGGAACCATAATTGCCATAAATAGGCGGCCCCAATCGCGCCAACCGTTCAACTTGGACGAACCGTTCTTTAACTTGGCGTATTCGTCCGGCGATATTCGGATAACTTGGTCGTTCATATTTCGCCCCTTTCTTTATGGAAAAACCGCGGCCTCCAAGGCATCCAACCGGTCAATCGTGTTGCTTCTAAACTTCTCAACAAGCCCCATTTGGTCTTCCAACGTCGCGACTTGGTCTTCCAAGGCGTCAATTTCCGCATGGCGTAACGCTAATATTTCTTTCGCCCTATCCAAGACAATCAACGTTCGGATTAAAAGTTGGGAAAGGTTTATCCCGACTTTGTTACCTTGGTCGTCGTAAGTTGCCAATTCGTCAGGGAAACCGGGGTCTTCAATGTCGAGCGATAATTGTTTCCGCTTAATAGCCAACGATTCAAAGGCTGTTTTATCCGCTTCGTAGCGGGCCAAGTCGTCGTTGTAAGCATTGGTCGCCGACTTTATAATCTCCCCGGTTTTATCGTCGATAGAATCTTCGTATTTGGCGCGGTTGGGCGGCCCGTAAGGATAGGCCCAATCAAATTGAATAAATTGCAAAGCGTCAAACGTTGAATTAATTGCGTCCCGCGTAACCGCGTCAACATCCGTAATATTTTTCTTGAAACGCGGGTCGCTCCATAAATCCCACGAATTGGCTATCGGATTCGTGGACGCCCCCGATGAGACCGTAATAACGTTGGTAATGGTCGAGGCGTCGTCTGTAGCAAGACCGATCTTAGCGGTCGATGAAGAACTTAAAATCCTTACCTCATGCGCCGCGCCCGCAACGACTGTATCTTGATTTTGAATAACGGGCTTGATTGCTTGGCCGAAGTCGAGATCATAATCCGCGCCCGCCGCCGACCAATCGCCCGCGTATATGTTATTTTCAATGTAAATGTCCGCCGCGTCGCCCGTTGCGTAATCGTCTATATTGATCGGCGGGTTCGCTTCGCCGGACGAAGTATTCGCTTGAAAGACGTTCCCCTTGATTACGATATCAAATGAAAATACCACTTCAACCGAGTAATTCGCTTGATCGTACATGTAATTATTTAAGATAAACCCTCGATTAATGCTTTGGTTCGAATTTCCTAGCCGTACTTCATTGTTTCCGTTCGCGACGAACGTATTTCCCAAAATGGTTAGATCATTAACCGCCCGCGCCTCAAGCCCGTTATCCGAATTATTATAAGCCAAACAATTCGACACAGAACAGAAATTCGCGAGATTCCAGAATTCAATTCCGTTATCCGAATTGTTCGCCGCCGTGCAACCTGTTACTTTAATCCGGTCCCCGGTTTCAATATAAAAACCATCCGCGTTGTTTTCGCTTAGGGACGATACTAGCGTCGCGTTGCTCCCCGCTACGCGGATACCCGCCAACGTGTTGTCCGTGGCGGAACATCCTTGAATCAGCGTCCAATTAGAATTTATGTAGAATCCTTCCGAAGCGTTCCCCTTGGCAATACATGCCGCGAAGACAGACCGATTACCGCCGACATTAAAGCCGTCATTCAAACCGTCCCGCGCTTCGCAATGCGCGAAAATACAACTATCAATCGAGGATAGGTCAAAACCATAAATGCCGTTGCTTACGCTTACGACGTGGTCCGCTACTAGGTTGGCTACGCCGGACGGCGCGTTGAAGCCGTCGGCTAGATTATTCTCGATATACAAATCCCGAACAAAACAACCGTTCCCCGTGTCTTGCACCCAAACGCCGGATGCTTGCGCGTCGTATGAATGGATATTGTATAGCCCGGAATCAACCAAGTCCACGAATAAGATATTATGGTTGTTCGAATCGTTGTAAGCGTGGCGGTTACCGTCAATCGAAAAGTTTCCAAGAAAAATACGGTTCTCCGTATCGCCAAAATCGCCCGCTAGAATTATTCCCCGATCCGTGACCGGTTCATTGTACCCCCGGATTAGCGTCGTAGCGCCCGGCCCTTGTCCAACGAGAGAAATATTGTTCGTGGCTATCTCTAGCATGGCGTCGAAATAATAGTGGCCGTCCAGTAATTGGACCGTTCCGCCGATTGTTTGATCTAGGGAATTTATCGCAGCGCGGATCGTGGCTTGGTCGGCCGTCCCGGAACAAACGTAATCCGCCGTTGACGTATCGCCCGAATCCGCCGCCGCTACCACGACGGTTTTTGACCGCGGCCCGCCGGTTCCGCCGCCGCCGCCGGACGCTTGGGGCGTTGCGCTCCAAATAGAACCCGTCCAATACGGAACATCGCCGGATGATTTTCCAGACGTGTTGACGTTTCCAAGATCGTCTAGATCGTCAAGGATGGTTGCAATCCGCCGGGAATCCCATTGAGAACCAGTCCACGTGATTAAATCGCCGGTCATTGCGCCTACGGAACTAACATCGCCGATATCATCCAAAGACGCGACCGAACCGCCCCCGCCGCCGGACGCTTGGGGCGTTGCCGACCAAATGGAACCGTTCCAATACAAAACGTCGTCGGATGATTTTCCAGACGTGTTGACGTTCCCGATATCGTCCAGGGACGCGACCGAACCGCCGCCGCCGCTTACGGTTTCGGGGATAAATTGTTCATTCGTTGCATCATAGATTAAGGCTTTACCGTCGTCGCTTCCCGATAGGACGCCGACGTTTAGTTGGATACTTGACGCGGAAAAAACGAAAGTCGCGGCTTCTACCGTATCGGTAGCGGTTACCGCTTGGCCCGAAATCGCTGACGCGGCGAAATCGCCCACGACGTAAGCATCCCCCGCCCAAAGGCGGCGGCCCGATTGGCCGTTGGCGTCGAAACAAACGAACGCCAAGATAAAAACCATTAACCAAGTTTTTAATATAGCCTTGACCATTTTACAAATTACCTTTCATTAAGTGTAATATAAACATTCAACGTTCGCGCCGCTTGGGATAGCGTCGGCGTATTCCGGGGTTACTTGGTCATAATTCCCGGAAACCGGTACGCTTTCCGTAACTTGATAGTCCCGGCCGGAACCGCGCCGAAGGCGGATTCCATCCGCGTAGACTTCAACCGTATTGGGATCAACGTTGGCCCCTATGGCTATGTCCGTCGTTCCGCCCGCCCCGGTTAAGAACGCGACGCTTTTTTCCGTCGCTTGGGATACGGGGGTCGAACCAAGGGCCGAAATCGATATGACATTGGTTCCATCGCAATAAACGAAACGGGCGTCCGCCGGGGAAAACGAAATCCCCGTCCCAGACGCCGTTTTTACGGTTGTATTGTAACCGGTGGAATTGTTGACGACCATGTAAACTTTATTGTTATCGGGAACAACCAAGTTAACGGACCCGGCCAACGCGCCGGAAAGTTTCAAGACCATGGTTCGTATCATGGAATCGGCGTCCGGCGTAACGTCGCCCGATTCGCCCGCCAAGTCGACCGTAAGTTGGCCCGCGATTGCGCCGTCGAAAATGTCGAACGCTTCGTTCGCCGTAACCTCTTTTTGGTTTTGACTTTCGCCAACGTGGTTAACGTCTAAATTGGTCGTTTGGCTTGCCATTCGTTTTTCCCCTTATAGCGTATCGACGCCCCGGAATCCGCGCCCTACGATATCGGATACTTGATAGACATGCACGGTAACCGGGTCGCCGGGCGTCAAACCATCGGTTGTTTGTTCCGCCGCCGTGTAAGTCGCCGTTTCACTGGTTAAATCCTCTATTGTTCGAAGGACGGCCCCGCTTGAATCGACTATGTCGATTTCGTAGGCTTCCGCCGCTTCGCCTAGGGGAACATCCCCCGTATAATCGCGCCAATCGCCGCCATATCGGGTTCGTCGTTCCCACGTGATGGTTAGATCATTGGCAACGTCCCGGCTTCCGCGTATGTCAGTCGGCGAATAAGGGTATAAAGCCCGGCCCAAGAAACTTATGGGGTTAATTCGTCCGTCTGACTTGTCGGCCCCAATCGTTACAGCCTTGAAATAACGGGTCGTATCGACTTCGCCCAAGGCCATTTCATGTTTAAGTATAGCGTCAATGTCAAGCAATGCGAATAGTTCGCCGACGGCGTGTTCTTGGAACAATTCGGTTCCGCGCCGACCGCGTAGCAAGTTTTCAAAGGTGTAGGTTCCATCGCCGTTATCGGCAACGTCCGCGAATTGGATAATTTCCCAACCGTCGGCAACCGAACCGATAATCGCCGCGTTCGCCCCGTTCAAGACCGCCGTTTCGGTCGCTGACGCCAAGTTATCCGCGCCCCGCGCCATGTTGACGGTAAAGGTTCGAAATCTATCCCACGTTGACCAATTGGACGACGCCGTTAACTTAGTCGTCAAGGTTCCCCAAGCCAATTCCGTATTGCCGAATAGCAATTCGCCGAAATCGCGCCCGTCTTGGCTTTTGAAAATTACGCCCCCGCTCCAATCGTCGGAGAACGCCTTCAAGCCAAGATACAGCGGAACCGCCGTCCGGGCCGTATTGTCGGCGTCGCGTAACAAGGGAACATCGAACAAGGCCAAGTCGGTAGGGCCGGGAATCTTGATTGTATCGTCGGGAACGCCCCGCCCGCCGTCGCCTTCATACGAAGACGGTAGCGAATACGTTGAATTCGCGTCTTCGACGCCTTGCATTTTGATAACAAAGTCGGCGAAATTCGTAGTTGCAATTCGAACCGAAAATACGTTGGAACCGTCGGTAACCGTCCCAACGTCGCCGGGGTCTATGGCGATATGCTTTTGAGAAACGGAAAATTCAAGGTTGGCTTGTTCGTTCCAAAGTTGGTATGTCCATTTCGTCGCTATATTCTTGGCTTCGGTAAACGTAAAACCGATAGCCAATTCCATTTTTTGTTTTTTCCGCGACGTAACTACGTCGGCCCGCCGCTTGTAATAGGCTTCGTTGGGTTGGTATTCGTTATCAACGTCGGCGAATTTCACGTAGACCGATTCGGGGATTTCGATTTCTTGGACGAACGTTTCTTTAACGTTATAACTTGGCCGGTTCCCGGTATGGGCGGACAAATCGGCTTCCGGAATCGCGAAATCGCCAGAACGTCCACGAAGCCGAAATAAAATCTTCCAGTCTGATTCGACGCCGTCGAAGAAATAGCCAAGTGATAGCGGGTTAAGGGCTTGGCGTCCAGTAACTTGGCGGCCCAAGGTATACGAACGGACGCTAAACGGGGCCAATTCGGTTACGTCAATGTCCGCCGCTTCCAAACCGCAACGGGAACAAATATCCGAAACGACCGAGTCCAACGATTCGCCAAGGCCGGATATGCGGTCAAGCCAAAAGCGATAAACTTTTTGGTCGGTCGCGAAATTGTTTTGGCAAAGGTATATTGAATTACTTTGACCGTGATACATTCCGCCGCGTTCGGCCCCGTTCTCGGTCCAATTGCTAAAGGCATAGGTCTTGATAACGTCAAGGGAAACCGCGTCTAACCGGGTCGCCCCGTTCCCGTCGTGGGTAACTACTTGGCCGCTTTGAACGCCCGCCCGGAAATTGCCCCGGCTATGGGTCGATAGGTTAATATTCTCTTGGCTTGCGATAACCGTTTCGGTAGCAATGTCAACTTTAATTATCTTCTTGTTGCCGACGCCTTGGCCCGCAATCAATAGCGAATGGTCGTCTTGAAAATACGTAAGGAACGACGTTGAACCAATTTCCGCCGATAGGTCGAATACGTCGATAATTGAACCAACGCAAGTATTCACGTTGGCGGTTTCAAGCCCGGTTTGTTGGCTTCCGGGGCTTATGATTTGAACCTTATATAATTTTGACCGGGTCTTACTTGTCCCGTGGCAAGCGAACCAAAAGTAACCGTCTTGGTCGATATCAACCATAGCGATAATATCGCCTTGGTCGGCGTCGGGGTGGTCATCATCGGCCCAAGTGAAGCGGCCCAAGTATTTCAATTCAGGAACGCCCGCCGCGTTGGCTTCGTCTTGTTCGTCGTCGGCCAAGGTAATCGTTTCGTCTTGACTGAATACCTTGAAACCGCCTTCGAACGGCGGCCCAATGCAAGCGAGTATGGCGTTTCCAAGTTGGGGCGTTTGTAATTCAGACGTGGGAAATAGGAACGCGCCCGCCGTAATGTTTCGGGCTTTATTCCCGGCCAAGTTAGGCCCAATACCCGCGACGGGTTGTAAGGATTCGCCGTCTAGTTTATAGACGGGACCGTCATTACCGGAAGTTAATTGAATCCATAAACTACCGTCGCCGGATACGCAAGAATGACCAAGGGTCCCGCTAAGTGTCGCCGTTAGGCCGCCGATAGCAATATCCCGGCCGGAAAGGTAACCCCCGGTTACCGTGTTAAACTTGGCTATCTTATCCAAGTAAATCATATATGCAAACGGCCGTAGCGGGTCAGGGATGAAACAATCTTGGTTTGGGAAGGTTGTTGAAACATTATCCGGCGTAACGTTAGACGCGACGTATTCATTATCGCCGTTAAAGGTTACTTCCGCCGTAACGCTTGGAATCCGGTTCCCGAAATTCGCCAATTGAAGGTCTTCGAATACCAAATAGGAAAGGCCAAGATAAGCGGGGGCATTATCGACGCCTTTGTCGGCTTCGATTGCGGGGTCTACGTCTTGGGTTTCGATTCCCCGATAAAATCGGAAATTAACGTCTTGGATTTCTACCGCGTTCTTGGGGTCGCCGGATTCGTCCAACGACAAGTCATACATGACTTTCGTATCGCCCCAAATCCGAATAACGTTTGTCGTTTCCCGTTGGGCCAAGCCAACGGCGAACGACGCCGAATACGTGTAAGTTATTTGGGTTGTTGACGGGCCGCCCTTACCGCCGACTTTCTTTTTATTCTTGGTTTCAATCAACCCGGTTGACCAAATGACGTTCCCGGCCATTCGCGCCGTTCCGTAGCCGATAGGGACGGGTTCGCCGTAGGTTGAAGCGGAAACCGTCAAGTCGTCCAAACGCGGGCCTTCAACGGTCGTTCGCGGGGCGAATAGCCAAGCCCCAAGCAACGAACCGCCTAAAAATCCTATTTGCGCCCCGACGGTTCCGAATATAGAACCCCCGGCGATTGCGCCAACGCCCGCTAAAGCCAATTGGGCCATTAGACTATCCCCTTATATCGGTAAACGCCCCGAATCTTCCGCCGCCAATCTTGGCTTAGTTTATGTTCAACGACCTTACCGCGGCGGCTCAGGGCGTGAATAATCGTTCCGTCGTTCGTGTATATACCTACATGACAAGGATAACCCGGAAGGGCGAAGGATAGAATATCCCCGCCGTCGAATTGACCGTCCAAACGGCGGTCAAGGTGTTTCTTTAATTCGTCTTGAAAGGTTCGTCCGTCCGGTTCCCGACCGTAGCGGCGGAAATCCGCGGCTGACAATTCCAAGTCGTGGGCGACGCGAACAATCAAGCCGATACAATCCAAGCCCCGGTCGGTTCGGCCTTGGTGAATAAACGGAACGCCGACGTATCGCCGGGCCGTTTCGATAACTTGGTCATTCGTCGCCATTGCCTTTAAGCCTTCGCGTCCGGGTACTGTAAGAAAGCGTCTTGGCCCGGAACGTCCGGGAATCCCCGGAACCTTTTTTGTTGCCCAAAAAACTTACAAGTAACGAACCGTTTATCGCAACCGGGCCGAATCTTGAACGTATCGCCCGGCGAAATGGTAAACGGGGCTTTCAAATATAGTTCTATCGTGTTCGACGCCGGGGTAACGTCCTTTACTTCCATAAACAAGCCGTTGTTGGAACCGCTTGTCCATTCGATACGGGCCAAGTCAAGACCGTAACTTGGAAGCCCGGCCAACGACCAATCTATCCCCGCGTCGCCGCTTCCGGTCGAAGGGTCTACCGTAAAGACAAGGCGGTCGGTCGTTACGCTTATGACGGTTGATTCTTGTTCCAACGTGGACGAATCGAACCCGCAACGGCTATCGCCGAAATCGGCTTGACATTCGGGCGTATATTCTTCTAATAGTTCCCGGCTAAGGTATTGGTTCAACCCTTGCAATTCGGCGACGAATAGGTTTTGTTGTAAGGTAATTTCCCCAATCAACCCGCGCCGTAACTTGGCGATTCCTTGGCTTGTATCGGCCCAATTAATAAGGAAGAAATAAATTTCCGCGTTGTTGTATCGCCGCGCCCGGATATCGGCTTCGGTAATTTCGCCCGAATTAAGAATCCCTTGGATATCTAATTGGTCGATTGATAAGTCGCCCGCCGTCTTGATATTCGACCGCGTAAAGCCCGTTTCCGCCTTGTAGTCGACGCCGTCATATTGGATAAGGGCGTCATGGTCGGTAAAACCAAAGACGATTCCGTCCGTCCGTTCGACCTTCCAACAAAAGGCCAAGGACGTAGTTTCGAGCGTTACATGGTTCGCCAAACCAGCGGATAGGCTTTTGGTCATGTCGTCGTATCTTCCCGTAATTCCACGATTGGGATACCGCCCCAAGTGTTCGCGTCGAACGCTTCCAAGGTTACGTCCATTGTATCGGTATCGAACCGGGCCGGGGTATCGAATTCGCACGTGACATAAATATTTTCGCCAACAAGGGGTTTACTTGAATCTTCGAACGTAATAATTCCGGTCGTATAGTCGACCGTGTAATCCGTCGATTCGACCAAGGTTACCGCGGTACCAAGGCTAGTTCCCGCCTTGACAACGACGGTTCCGTCTACGGGCTTGGTAATCAACCGGGTATAGGCGTTTAGGTTTTCGGAATCTTCATATATTTTAATAATCTGAAATGCTAACGTTGCGCCGTCGCCGTCGCCGATATCTTGGTCGGCCATGTTGTAATCGGCCCAATCCTTAAACCGAAAACCCCGCGCCCGGCCCCGACGGCTTCGGAAGAACGCAATAAGGACGGCCAATTCGGTATCGAATTTAAGATTATGGCCTACCGTCCAACGGCCCTTCGCCCTACTCCAGTTTTGATTCCGTTGTTCGGCCCCGGTCGCCAATTCTACGACGGTCGTAGAGAATGACGGGCCGCCGCTTGCGCCGTAGGATATTTCGGGCGGGAATTGGATTTCGTCAAAGGCCATAGTTCGTTCCCCTTAATTGGTCGCCCGGTTGACTTGGCGGGCTATTTGGTTTCCGGCTTCGCGTAACATTTGGCGTTCGGAATCCATCATAGGCCGCGTCTCTGGGGGCGTAACGTTTAAGTTAATTACGGTTGACCCGCCGCCCCGCATTTCGACCGGTATACTTCGACCGTCGGGTAACGGGACGGCCGCTTCCGGCCCCGCTTCACCGCCGATAAAGGGTTGGGTAAATACTCCCCCTTGGGCGGCGGTACGATTGCCGAAAAGCCCCGCGATACCGCTAAAGATTCCGGCGTCGCCTCGCCCCGCAATGGAATTGACCAACGGTTGGGTTATCAATTGCCGAATGAAGATTCGGTTAATGTCGCGTAAAATGGAATTCGCTAAGTCCTCGAATTCAATCTTTCCGGTCGTTACGAAATCGACCAAGGCGTCTTCCATATTGGAAACCGCCGAAACGAAGGCTTTCTGAATTACGTTGATTGGTTGTTCAACCGATTGGGAAAGGCGGTCAATTTCCGCGACCAATTGGCGGATTTCATCGGCTTCCTTGCTTATGGATTCGATACCCAACCGGCGAATAATGAGATTGGCCGCTTGGGCCGACCGTTCACGTTGAAACGCTTCGATGGAATCTTCGCGGGCTTCGTTCAATCGGATAAGGCCGTCCCGTTCGAATCGTAGGTCGGCGATAGTCGTAGCCGTATCAATAGCCCGTTCGCGTTCGCGTTGGATATCGTCTTCGACCTTTTGTAAATCACGTTCGGATTGCAATAACGCCATATTAGCGTCCGTAAGTCGGCTAACCGCCGCCGCTTTTTCTTCCGCATTGGTAAATCCTAACTTGGCTACTTCTTGTTCCGCTTCAAAGGCCGCGACAAGGGCGTCTTGGGCGTCGGCCCCGTCGCGGGCGGAAGTCGCCAATTCCCGGTTTAGTTTAATCCGTCGTTCAATGCCTTTTATCAATTCATCGAAATCGTCAAGGACGCTTTGAGGCGTTAAGTCGTTCCCTTGGGCGACTACCGCCGGGATGGATAACATTCCCGAATCGCGATGCCCGCGCAGGGCCGCGACGGCTTGGGCCATTTTCTCTTGTTCGAATAGTTTGTTTACCTCTTGGAAGTCGACGCCGTGCATAAAGGAGGCAATGCGATTACTCATTTGGGCGAAAAATTCGTCAAGGCCTTGGAAGAACGCGCTTAGAATTTCCGTTGTCTTCGCGGCGACGAACCCAATACCCCGAATCGCGGTTGCTATAGCCCGCCCAAAGGCTTCGGCGCGTCCGTCCCGAACCATTTCATTAAACAAATCGGAAAGGGTTTGGGCTATTTCCGCCAAAGCGTCGTTTACGCCCGACCGGGCGACTTCCGCTTGAAGGCGGAAGAATGACGTTCCTAAGCGGTTGAATGACGCCCGGACGGATTGCGCCGCGTTTTCCGCGCCTTTCCCGAATCGTTCTTCCAAAACGTCGGCCAATCGTGGTAATAGGTCGGCGGCCAAGACTTCGCCCCGGTCAAGCATTTTGTTTAATTCTTGAGTTGTTACGCCCATTGCTTCGGCGGATAAGTTAAACGCGCCGGGTAAACGTTCGCCAAGTTGGCCGCGTAGTTCTTCCGCCTGTACGTTACCCTTCGAAATCATTTGTTGAACGGCCCGTAACGCGCCTTCGGATTCATCCGCCGACATTGACAAAGCCGTTGCTGCTTTCGCAACGCCTAAAAAAATAGCCCGCATATTTTGGCCTTCAATCGCGGTTCCCTTAGACGACGCTAGTAGTTTGGCGTAAGAACGGGCGGTCGTTTGTAGTGAAAGGCCCAATGAATCGGCGACGGATTCCACGAAGCCGAATTCTTCGCGGGCTTCCGTAGACGACGCGGTTACCGCTTCAATGGAAAGGCGAATCTTATCGAAACGTAGCCCCGCTTGAACGATTGACCTAGCGGCCAAGGCCGCGCCAAGGCCAAGGATAGCGTTTCGTAGATTAAAGACGGATCGGCCTACCCGGCGGAAGACCGCGTCAAGGCTTCCAATGTTTCGCCCGGCGATTCGGCGAATGTCCCCGAACATGGGGATAAGTCCGCCCAACCGATTGAAAAATCCGCCCGCCGCCGTCGTCATTCGTCCAAACAAACCGGAAACCCGGCCCGCCGTTCGGGCGGTTGTGTGCTCAAGCAACGCGACGGGTTCGCCTAGGGCGGTAAATTCGGCGTCCAAAATTATCGACGCATCACCCATAGCATCAAGGCTTTGAACAACGCCTTTAGACGCCGTCGAAAATACCGCCGGTAACGCAAGGGCCGCCGTCTGTAGATTGTTGATATTATTGGAAGCAGTCGCGAACGCGCCACCAACCGCGCCGCCAATGGCCGCTTGGGCGGTCGTTCCGGTAAGCGAGAATACGGGCGGTAAGGCTTTGGCTTGGGTCGCTACCAACCCCATTTCGTTACGTAGGCCATTAAAGCCCCGGCTTACGCCCTTCGCCATACCTTGGGAATCGCGACGAACGTTATTTAATTCACGTTTGACGCTTTGCGCCCCGCGCCGGAAACCGGCGGGGTTTAGTAGAATCCCAATCCCGACATTTCGCGCCATTGTTCTTTTCTTCCAAGAGCGCCCGGTCAAGGGCCGCTATCATTCGCCGGAACCAATCGCGGAAATCTACCGCGTAAATTTCGTTTTCGTTCATGTAATCCGATACGACGTTATAAGGAATCGGCCCGGCCCCGCCGAAGCCGACGGGCCGCGAACCCGTCAATTCAAAAAAAGCGAACCAAACGTCGTAAAGGTCTTCGAATAATTCCGGCCTTTCGTCGATTGGTAGGCCGCCGTCGAACCCTTCGGCCCGTAAGGCGTCAAACCAACCTTCGTTCGTCATACCACTTTTGGAATCATGCTTGACTTGGCCGTGTTTCAAATGCCAAGCCAAGCATTCCGTTAGTTTTTTACCGTTTCGCCTTCGTCTTCGAACAATTCTTCGTCTTGGGCGATTTCGGCGACGAAATTCAAAAAGTCTTCGTCATTAGATAACATGACGAAAGCGTTTTCTTCGCTATACGGAAACGCAATCGCGCCGCCGTCTTCGCCGGGTTGAGAAAAACCACTCCAATCCAAAAGGATAAACTTGGCGACGCCGCGAATTTCAATTCGGTCTTGAACGTCTTGGGAAAGCGTTCCCTTACGCAATTTCTTACGGTTCGCTTGGGCTTGGTTGCGGATGTAACGCCGATGCGAGACATTCCCCGCTTTGGCTACCCGAATGGTCGCCGTTTGTTCATACGGGATATATTGGGCCAACGGTTCGTCTTCGTTCCATTCGTACCAGCCCTTACGGAAGCCCGAATCGGCGGCGACTTCGTCATCCACGAAACAAACGCGAACGGTTACGCCGTCGTTCATGGCTTTGGTCGTCTTCTTTTTGTCTAGTCGGATTGTAACGGCCATATCTTTTATCCCTTTCTTCGGTTGTTGACCGCTTAGGCGGCCAATGAATCAATTTGGAGCGTATGGTTGACGCCCCCGACGGTTCCGAATGACGCTTCGAAATTCAACGGCAAAACAACATCGTCGTTTTGGCTTGGCGCGTTCGGGGAGCCTTCGGTAAAGTACAGATTGGGAATCGTGAAAATGACCGCGTTTCCGTCAACGTCGGTACACCGCCAAGTCAACGCGGCGGCGGTATGGTCGACCAACTTGTTATACAACGTATGGTCTTCGAAGTAGGCTTCGACCGACCCCGAAACGGAAAATTCGCCCCGGCCAAGATTGGACGTAAACTTGGAACCGACTTGGGGCCGGGTTCGAAGGTTGTTGTTTACGGTCAAGTTGATAGACCGAATGGGGGTGGTCAATGCCACATTGTCAACCAAGATCGTTCCAACGTTGGCCGACGCCGTCATGGCTTGGTTCGTCGAAGCGGCGGTTTCGCCCCC